TGGAACGCGAACGGCGCGCAATCGCAAAGGAAGAACAAGCATGACGCGCGAACAATGGATGCAGCTGGAAGAACTGAGCGGAGAACTGCACGTCTTACAAGCGAGAAATGCCCTCACAGGTGTTTCGACGCCGCAGGCGTCAAATATCATGCGAGAGCAGGAAAAAGCGCGTGACGAGGCTGTGCGGCGGTGCATGCTGGACATAGGCGACATCATCAACACGATAAAAAGCGAGGATTTGCGCGAGCTGTTCCGGCGGAAATATTTGCACGAACAAAGCTGGGCACAAATCGCATCTGACATGCGGCGATACTCCGGCGAACCGGCTGCCGCAGCGCGCCGCATGAGCCGCGCAAAACAGCGATGCATGGTCAAAAACAAGGTGTTATGACCATGGCAAAAAGCGAAAAAGAACGGTATACTAGGATTGTACGGGCGAAGTCATTTGATTCATATCCATTTTGTCCTTTCTGTTAAAACACCCATGGCAAGCCGTCCTCATTGTAGGGCGGCTTTGCTGTATAAAAAAGAGCCGATTTGCCGGAGGTGCGGATTTTTGAATAAACAACGATATGTTTTTGAGTGTCCGTATCACGTGCGATACCGCTCAGACCTACAAGAGCAGCACTGCGAGGCTGCAAATATCCGCTTTCGCTCCGCGCAGCAGCGGCGCGAATGGATGAAAACATACTGCTGCAATCACTGCGGCGGCTGGAACAACTGCTGCTTAAAAAAATCGATGGATAAATTTTACGACGAGGTGATACCATGACGGAGAGAAAATTACAGACCGCGCTGAAAAACGCAAAGAAGCTGGCGGACGACCGGCAGAAAAGCATTGACGATTTGCGCGGGAAAAATCACCAGCTGGAAGTGATGGCGGCGCGACTGAGCACAATTGCAACCGCGCTTGCGCGCAGGGTGTGCCCAGATGACGGGCTGCATTGTCAGACGGATATTATCCTTCCGGCGGAAGAACTCGACACGCTGCTGCGATATTACGGCGAGGTGCGCGAATTGCAGGACGGCGGCTGTACGTTCTCTGTCCGGCTCAGAGAGGACGGGAATTTTCCGTACGCGGAGTAAAAAGAAAAGCTAGGCTTTCGCCTAGCTTTTTTCTATAATCAGCACCAAACACCATTGCCAGTTTCGACTTCGACTACATCACAAACATAACGGTCTCTGCCGAACCACAGCATCCCGTTCTCGTCAACCTCGAACAGGTCGAGTTCGCTTTCGATGTCCTCCGCAGACAGCTGTTCTTTCAAAATAGCATCATCCTCAGGTGTTGCTCCCCGCATCAAGTACGGGTCAAACGGTCGCATTACATTTCTCATGATTCTTCCTCCTCTTCGTCCCAGCATTCCGTGAAATCTGGAACTTCCCAACAATAAGCCTTATTGTCAGCGGGAGTTTGTACTCTGCGTGCAGTGTAGTAGTACACGATATCCCCCTCCCAGACGAGCACATACTTCCGGTGCGGATTGAACTTCGGCTTGTTGCCGAAATAATTACTGTCCGCAAGCAAAAACGGAAGTTTTCTGCCGTCCGCGCAATGCAGTGGGCACGCCCACCAACCATTCGCGTTTTGCAAAACGCGAACACGATGCATACAGGACGCGAGATAGCGCCCTCTCGCCGGTTTCCGTGCGGGGATGTACTCATTTGCGCCCCCGACGATGTTGCTATTTTCTTCCCATGCGCAGGCGTTGGAAACACATTTCCATGCCTTTTTCTTTGCTTTATAGTTCATGTTTATCTCCTCATATCGACGGTTTTAGAAGTCTCAGCTTCGATCTCCTCCAGCTGCTCATAGGTAAATCCGAACTGATCCACTAAGCGTTCAGCCTCTTCATCTTCTTGACCTTCTTTCAGAAGTCTTAGCTTGCGCTTGCATTTGCGCCCGGTATTTAGGTTCATCAGTATTCGCTGTACCTTGTTGTACTTCTTCGCCGATATGATCGGCTCGAAGTTGCCTCTATACACGTTCTCTCGGAACGTGTAATAACCTGCGTACACAGGTCGCGTCAGGATAACCCTGACTGTGTACGCTGTTTGTTGTCTGCCTCGCTTGCCAGTATAGCCTTTCAGCCGACAAAGCTCCGCGACTGCCGACAAATTCTTATATTCGATAAACTTGTCAAATATGTACCGAACTCGTTCGGCTTCAACCGGATTTATCGCGACATAGTCACCCTGCCGCTCATAGCCAAGGCATTCAGAAAACGTGCATTTACCGTCCTTAGCGCGTTGCTCCAATGCGGCTGTTACGCGCTCAGATGCAAGTTCTCTTTCCAACTGCGCAAACACACCGATAATTCCCATCATAGCACGCCCCATTGTAGTGCTTGTGTCGAATGCTTCTGTCAGGCTGCAAAAATCAACGCCCCACTTCTGCAGATTTTCATATGTAGTGTACAAATCGGCAACTGACCGCGTAAAACGACTCAGTGCCCAGACCAAAATCAGATCAAATTCGTGACGACTTGCGTCATCCAACATAGTGGTCATTGCTGGGCGATGGGTGATGTCTTTGCCGCTTATGCCGCGGTCAGCGTAAACGTCATAGACTTCCCAGCCTTCGCGGCTGCACTTCTCGCGCAGAGACCGCTCCTGCGCCGCCAAGGAGTAGCCCTCACGGGCTTGCTCCTCGGTGCTGACGCGGATGTAGATTGCAACTTTCATGCGTCAGCCTCTTTCAACGCCTCATCTATTGCTGCGATTCGCGCCATCAATCGCTCACGTTCCTCTACCAACGCGGCGCGGTTGATTTGATTGGTCTCAACGGAGACCAGTTCAATTCCTCGCGGCAGGTCATCATTGATCGCGCTTTTAGGAATGTTATATAACGTAATTTTCGCGCCTTCTGGCACTTGCGCGTAATAATTCTTCGCAGACCCTCCGGAACTTGGCTGCTCGCCATCGCAAACGATGGACACGCCGTCTCCGATAATGCAGCCGCCGTCGCGACTGATTGCAGAGATAACCGATCTTCCGAATACCACGATAGGCTTTCTGTAATCGGACGTAATGTCCGTTGTTACGGACAGCCTCGCGGTTACCTTCTCTCCTCCGAAGTCGTCCTCCCCGTATATGTCGCGCATGATCTCGCGTGCTTCGTCTACAGCTTCTGCCGGGATGCGCCATGCCTTGCGGGCACCGACCCAGCGTGCGCCGCCAATAGACTTGATGGCACGGACAAAGTCCGGGTTGTATGGGGTTGTCAGGTACGCCTTGTTGTCAACGATCTCAATTTTCATAATAATTATTCCTCCTTGATTTTTGCCTTACGATTTGTTAAAATCAAGGTGTACGGGGAGTAAGGCTTCCCCGTAGACCTTATTGCGGGTGAGTAGCGAAGTTTGTCAGGCTGGGCTACTCACCTTTTTCATGCCTCAACCTTGCTCTCACGAACAATGGCTGCTGCTTCTTCTGGTGTAGTCGCTTTTGCTTCAATCAGCTTGGCGATGCTTTCCAGATACTTGTTCAATGCTGCATCGGACATCGTTTCCATTTCCTCACTTCCTTTCGTAAGAGGTGCTTGCCTCTGCCTTACGAGTATAGCATAAGGTATTTTAGCTTGTTTGTCAATAGTTTTATAATATTTTTTAAATTATTTTTTAATCATTTTATTTGACATATAAGGCGTAATAGATTATAATAAGATGAAAGCGATGAAAGGATGATATAAATGGAGTTTATAGACAACAAAACACTGATTATCGAGCTGAAAAAATTGATGTTAGAGACAGATGTGTCACAGCGCGAAATAGCTGATGCGCTTGGAATTAAACCGCAATCGCTGAATACGCTGCTGAACAAAAAAAACTTTTCGTTTGCGGACTGTGAGCGAATTTTAGACACGATGGGATACACATTAGATTATCATTTTACAAAAAAATAATCGACAACACATTGACCGGTTACTGTAATCATGCAGTGACCGGTCTTTTTTAATGCCTGCGCTGACACAGCGAGCGCAAAGCGGGCGTGGTAGCATAGCAAGGATAAGGCGGTGATAAAAATGCGATGTGATACATCGTGACAAACAGCAAAAATTTGATTGCGAACTCCGACCGAACGCCGGAGGAACGCAAGGAAATCGCACGGCGCGGCGGCATTGCATCCGGCAAGGCGCGCAGGCGCAAGCGCAGCATGAAAGAGGCTGCTGACTTATATCTATCTCTGCCTGTCTCGGACAAGCGGCGATTTAACCGCGCGGCGCGGCGGTATGTCGATGCGGAGGACATTGACAATCAAATGCTCATGATAATTGGCTTAGTAGATGCAGCGACGGACGGCGATGCACGGGCGGCAAAAGTCATCATTGACCTTGTCGGCGGCATGGATGCAGACAAAACCGAGGACAACGACAAAAACGGTGTCATCGAGATTCCGGCGGTGGACATGGCAGGTTTTGAAAAGCTAAAAGAGCAGGAGATGCGGCGATTAGAGGAGGCGGAACACAATGAGTGAGCAAATCTGGACGCCGCAGCCAAAGCAACGGCTCTTTATGTCTGCACCGGATTTTGAGGTGCTATACGGCGGCGCGGCGGGCGGAGGGAAGTCGGATGCCCTGCTGATGGAAGGGCTGCGGCAAATCGGAAACAAAAATTACAAAGGCATCATCTTCCGGCGGACATATCAGCAGCTGGAAGAACTGATAGACAAATCAAACCGCTTTATCGGTGCGGCAGTGCCGGGCGCAAGATACAACGCATCGGCGCATACGTGGACATTTCCGAGCGGCGCGAAGCTGCTGCTCCGGCAGATGGAACGCGATGCAGACCGGTATAAATATCAAGGTCACGAGTATCAATATATCGGTTTTGACGAGCTGACGCATTTCAGCTTTGCGCAATACAGCTATCTGATGTCCCGATGCCGCAGTGCAGACCCAACGCTGCGCTGCTATGTGCGCGCAAGCACCAACCCCGGCGGCGTCGGGCACGGCTGGGTGAAAGACCGATTTATTGACAGCATGAGACCGTATGAACGCAAGTGGGACTTAATCCGCGTCGGAGACATCAAAATGCTGCGCAGCCGTATGTTTATTCCGGCGACCATCTTTGACAACAAAAAGCTGTTAGAGAGCGACCCGGAATATCTTGCAAACCTCGGCGCCCTGCCGGAGGCAGACCGGCGGGCGCTGCTGTACGGTGATTGGAACAGTTTTGACGGACAGGTTTTCCGCGAGTTTAAGGACGATCCGGCACACTATGATGACCATAGGTGGACACACGTTATCAACGAGTTTGAGATACCGCAGGACTGGAAGATTATGCGGGCGTATGACTTTGGCTACAGCAAGCCGTTTTCCGTCGGCTGGTATGCCATCAATCACGACGGCACGATATTCCGCATCGCGGAGCTTTACGGCTGCAACGGCACGCCGAACGTAGGCTTGCAATGGGACGCAGGACGGCAGGCGCGCGAAATCGCAGAGACCGAGGCAACGCTGCCGAACCTCAAAGACCGCGTGATAACCGGCGTGGCAGACCCTGCAATTTTTGAGGAGAGCCACGGCGAGAGCATTGCGGAAATCATGCGGCGCGAGGGCATCTTATTTGAACCGGGAGACCATCAGCGCATCGCGGGCAAAATGCAGATACATTCCCGCCTTGCATTTGATGCAAACGGCAGGGCAGGACTGTATTTTTTCCGCAGCTGCAGGAACATGATACGCACGCTTCCTGCGCTGTGCTATGACGCGGTGCGGGTGGAGGACATCGACTCAGACATGGAGGATCATGCATACGACGAGCTGCGATACCTGTGCATGGAGCGTCCGATGGCGGCGCCGCTGCGTGTGCCGAAGCCGCAAAAGACCTTTGACCCGCTGGGAGACAGCGAATTTCAGGCGGGCGCACATTTAGAGTATTACAGACGGAGAGCGTAAAAGAAAGGAGCGCAGCAAGTGGCGAACAAGTTAAATACGAGCGTCGGAGCGGACAAACAGACCGCGCCGAACTCCGGTTCCGGCGGTACTGCCGTCGGGCAGGATACCAACACCGGACAGCGCGCAAACAAGCAGGAAAGCAAGAAAAAAGACGTAAAAACAGCACAAAACAACCGCGTAAACACACAGGACGAAAGCGACAGCGTGCGGCAATTTGCGGCGGAACAGCAGCGACAGGAGCAGGACGACATCGGCAGCTTTGCTCGATACCAGCAGGCGCAGGAGGACGTCAGCAAGTTACCGCGCGCCCAGCGCGACCCAAAGGCGCCTGCCGGTCTGCCGGATATTCCGCCGCAGAGCGATGACAAGGACAAGCAGTCTGTGTCTCAAATTCTCGGCGCAAAAGAGACAATCGGAGAGGCGGAAGTGCGTGAGGCACGGCGCATCTTAGAGGACTACAAAGCAAAAAAGGCGAATCTTGACCAGCGCATTTTAGCGAACGAAGAATGGTACAAGCTGCGGCACTGGGAACTGCTGCGGCGTGCGAATCAGAACACCTACGGCAACATTGAGCCGGTGACGGGCTGGCTGTTTAACTGCATCGCGTCCAAGCACGCGGATGCGATTGACAACTATCCGACCTGTAACATCCTGCCGCGAGAGGAAAGTGACGAGCAGGTATCCGGCATGCTGAGCAACATCATCCCGTGTGTGTTGGAGCGCAATCACTTTGAGCGGGCGTATTCTGATGCATGGTGGTACAAGCTCAAGCACGGTACATCCTGCTACGGCGTGTTCTGGGACAACCATCTGGAAAACGGCACGGGCGACATCTGCGTGCGGAACATTGACCTGCTCAAAGTATTTTGGCAGCCGGGCATTACCGACATCCAGCAGAGCCGGAATCTGTTTATCGTAGATTATCTGCACCGCGACACCATCCGCGAACTGTATCCGGACATTGACGCGGACAAGCTGGCGGGCGCGACCGGCGAACGGCAGTATCTGACAGACGATTATGCGGACATGTCCGATATGGTTCCCGTCGTTGACTGGTACTACAAGCGTATGAGTGAGGACGGCACGCCGACGCTGCACTACTGCAAATTTATTGACGAGCACGTGCTGTTTGCCAGCGAAAACGAATCCGGCTACGAATCCGGCTATTACGAGCACGGACAGTACCCGATTGTCTTTGATGTGATGTATCCCATCGGCGGAACGTGCTACGGCTTCGGCTTGATTGACCTCGGCAAGGACAATCAGCTATACATTGACCAGCTGGATCAGGACATTATGCGCAACCTAGAGATTTCAGCGCATCCGCGATTTTTCTACAAGCGCGGCTGCGGCGTCAATAAGGAGCAGCTGCTTAACACGGACGAGCCGCTCATAGAGTTTGACGGACAGCTGGACGACCGCAACCTGAAACCGATGGACGTGCCGACCATGCCCGCGGCACTGTACAACATCCGCCAGCAGAAAATAGACGAGCTGAAGGAGACGACATCAAACCGCGACGTAAACACCGGCACAGTCGGTTCCGGCGTCACGGCGGCAAGCGCTATCTCCGCTTTGCAGGAGGCAGGCAACAAAAATTCCCGCGACATCATCGAGGCGGGATACCGCGCGTTTCAGGAGATTTGCACGCAGGTGCTTGAGCTTATGCGGCAGTTTTACACCGCTGACCGATACTTCCGTATCACAGGAGACAACGGCAAGGACAAGTTTGTTGCGTTCAATGCCGGCATGATTGCAGACCAGCAGCTGCCGGAGGCGTATCCGGGGCAGGATGCAGCGGAGGGAATTGTATCCAAGCGACCGGTCTTTGACATCCGCATCGAGGCGGAGAAGCGCAGTCCGTATCAGCGACTGAGCCAGAACACATTTATCATGGAGCTGTACAATGCGGGATTCTTCCAGCCGGAGAATGCGCAGGCGGCACTGGCGGCGATTGACTGCATGGAGTTCGAAGGCAAGGACAAGCTGCGCGGCAACTTGCAGCAGGGACAGACCCTTTTGTCTATCATCCAGCAAATGCAGGCACAGATGCAGCAGATGCAGCAAATGCTCGGCATGATGCAGCAGCCGGATGCAGCAGATGCAGGGCCGGACGAGAGCGCACAGCAGGAAGAAAATCAGGACGGCGGCAGCGGCAACTCGGCAGGCGGGCGAACAGCTCCGAGCAAAAAAGCACCTTGCAGGAAAAAGCAAAAGCCGGTGCAAAAGCGGATATGAACAACAAATCAGGAAGGACGGCGCCGACATGATACGCATATCTATCACGTACAGCGACGATGCCGCAGAGATAACCGCGCGCGGGCATGCGGGATACTGCCCGGGCAATGACATTGTGTGCGCATCGGTCAGCACGCTTTTGCAGGCGCTGGGCACATATCTCGCACGCAACGGCATCGGAACGGGAGAGTTCCGCTCCGGTGACATCACAGTGCGCAGCGATAGTCCGGTGTCTCTGCCATACTTCCGCTTGGCGGAGCATGGCTTGCGGGCGCTGGCAAAAACTTTTCCGCAAAACGTTGCGGTGCTTGATACAGCGGACAAAGCACAGACATGATACAGTATCCGCACAAAGGTTCCTGCACCGACAAGACAGGTAATCCGGTAATTTCCGAGGGAGGCATCCATATGCGAGATATTGACGAGGTATTTAACCTCAGGCTGCTCGACGACGGCGCGGGCGGCGATACGGGCGACACTTCCGGCGACGGCGAGAGCGTAAGCTACGGCGTGCCGGACGAACCTGCCGACGCCGGGCAGGCACAGGCAGCAGGCGGTCAGGCTGCCGATGCAAACGCAGAATTTGATGCGCTGATCCGAAAAGGCGGCAAATATGCGGATGTATTTAACGACCGTGTGTCAAACATCGTGCAGCATCGGATCGGGGATAGCAAGCAGATGCAGACACAGATGCAGGCAATGCAGCCAATCATGCAGCTGCTGCAGGACAAGTACGGACAGACGGATTTGGCACAGCTTCAGGCGGCGATCGAAGAGGACGAAGGATTCTTTGAGGAAGCAGCAATGGAGCGCGGCTTGACCGTCGAGCAGTTCAAGCAGGTAAGCAAGCTGGAACGGGAGAATGCGGCATTCAAGGAGGCGCAGCGCGCACAGGAAGAACAGCGCGGCGCACAGCAGCAGCAGAGTCAGTGGTACGCAGAGGAGCAGGCGCTTAGACAGCAGTATCCGGACTTCCGCTTGCAGGACGAGATTCAGAATCCGGCATTCGCACAGTTGTTGCAGCGCGGCAACAGCGTCACAGACGCATTCCGCCTGACACATTTTGACGACCTCGTTTCCGCAGCACAGCAGCAGTCCGCCAGCATCGCAGGACAGCGCGCAGCCGCAGCATATCGGCAGAACGCCGCCCGCCCGACAGAAAACGGCGCGGCAGGCAGGGCTGGTCAGCGCGTTGTCAGTGACCCGTCGGCACTGACCAGTGAGGACTTCGACCGCATCTACGAGCAGGTGCGCAGAGGTCAGAAAATACGATTCTGAGGAGACAAACGCTCCTCAGGGAAGGAGCAATACACATGAAACGTTACGACGATATTCCAATCTTTGACTTGAGACTGCTTGACTTGGAAGTGCAGACACCGAGTGCAAAGCTCAATGCAAACACCTCCACCAGCTCCGGCTTGACTGCCGGTATGGTCACGTTCTACGACAAGAACCTGATTAAGCTGGCACAGGCGGAACTGTACTATGAGCAGTTCGCGGAAAAGAAGCCGATTCCGAAGAAGTCCGGCAAGACCATCCAGTTTAGATATTACAAGTCTCTCGGCAAGGCGACCACGGCGCTGACCGAAGGCGTTACTCCGTCCGGTCAGACCCTGACGCAGGTATCCATTACCGCAGCGCTCAACCAGTACGGCGGCTATGTAACCCTGACCGATGTGCTGGACACCGTGCACATTGACAACAACCTGCTGGAAGCGCAGGAAAAGTGTGCGCGACAGGCGGCAGAGACCCGCGATACCATCATTCGAGACATGCTGTGCACCAACACACACGTGCAGTTTGCGAAC